ACCCATCACTGGGTGAGCGGGAACAACGGCCACAAGATGTACGAGACGATCGACGGTAACGCGACCAAGCAGGACAGCCGTTACCTGGCGATCACCAACGCTTACCTCCCCGGCGAAGACTCTGTCGCCGAGCGGATGCGCGAGTCGTTCGACAAGATCCGTGAAGGTCGCATGGTCGACATCGGGTTCATGTACGACTCGATCGAGGCTCACGCCAAGACCCCGCTTACTGCGGTTGCGCTGCGCATCGTCATCCCGAAAATTCGGGGCGACGCGGTCTGGCTGAACGTCGACTCGATCATCCAGTCCGTGATGGACGCGACGATCGCTCCGTCCCGGTCTCGGCGTATGTGGCTCAACCAGATCGTGGCCGAAGAGGATGCGATCTACGGGCCGGCCGAGTGGGACACGCTGCTCGACGAGAACAAGACGCTGAAGCCGAACGACGAGATCGTCCTGGGCTTCGACGGCGGCAAGAGCTCGGACGCAACAGCGCTGATCGCGCTGCGCGTTCGGGACATGTGCGCCTTCGTGCTCGGTGTCTGGGAGAAGCCGGACGGCCCGCAAGGCGAGGACTGGACAGTGCCTCGCTCCGCGGTGGACTCCGAGGTGCATGAGGCGTTCCGCCTCTTCGACGTGAAGGCGTTCTTCGCCGACGTCGCCCTGTGGGAGTCGTACATCGCCGACTGGTCGGAGACCTACGGTGAGCGCCTGAGCGTGGCCTCGCCTACGGGTAAGGACGCGATCGGGTGGGACATGCGTGGTTCGCAGAAGACGGTGACGCTGGCGCATGAGCGCCTGATGCGCTCGATCTTCGACGCCAAGCTGGCCCACGACGGAGACCTGATTCTCCGCCGTCACGTCCTCAACGCGAGGCGCCGGACGAACAACTACGGCATCTCCTTCGGCAAGGAGAGCAAGGACAGCCCCCGCAAGATCGACGCCTACGCCGCACTGATGCTCGCGCATGAGGCGCTGTACGAACTCCGCGCTCGCGGCAAGAAGGTCCGGAAGCGGACCGGGCGCGGCTACTTCATGTGACCCCTGTGCAAGTGTGACTACGGAAGGTGGTGAGGCATGGCCGACACCAGCCCAGCATCGCTGGCGAAGGAACTCCTGACCATCCTCGATCGCGATGATCATCGACTCCAGCGGATCGACGACTACATCCACGGCAGGCACGACGACCCGTACATGCCGCCCCAGGCGGATGACGAGTACCGGCTGCTCGCGAAGCGTGCGGTGTCCAACTGGATGTCACTCCTGATCGGCACGCCGGCCCAGGCTCTGTACGTGGACGGCTTCCGGCCGGGCACTGCATCCTCGGGCCTCCCGGTCTCCTCGTCCTCGACGAGCCCGGCCTGGTCGCACTGGCAGCGTTCACGCATGGATGCCCGCCAGGCCGCGGTCTACCGGGGAGCGCTCGGCTTCGGTCACTCCTTCGTACTGACGGAGAAGACCAAGAAGGGCGTCATGTCGAAGGGCCTGTCCGCCAAGCGGACTGCCGCCCTGTACGAGGACCCCGCGAACGACGAGACTCCCTACGCCGCGTTGACGGTGACGACCTGGCCCCGCGGCGAGAGCCTGGGCAAGGCCCGCCTCTTCGACGGCAAGCGCGAGTACGCGGTCACCTTCAAGAGCAAGTCCGACTCCGAGTCCATCAAGGTCGGGGCCGGCAAGCTGCACGGCGCGAGCGAGTGTCCGGTCACCCGGTTCGCCGCTTCCGTCGACCTCGAAGGCCGCACGGTCGGTGTCGTCGAGCCGATGATCCCGTTGCAGAACCGGATCAACCAGACCATCTTCGACCTGCTCGTCGCGCAGACGTACACCTCGCACGAGGTGCGGTACGTGACTGGCATGGCGCCGCCTCTCCAGATGGAGATGGTGGACGAGAACGGCGCGGTCACCACCGACCCGGCTCTCGCGATCGACAGCCGGCCCCGGCTCGACCCGGCCGGTAACCCGATCCCGGCAGCGATCAACCACAACGCGCGCCGCTTCCTCTTCGCCGAGGACCCCGACGTCAAATTCGGTTCGCTGCCTGCTGGCCCGATCACCCCGCTGATCGAGTCGGTGGACATGAGCATCCGGCACCTCGCCGCGATCTCGCAGACGCCGCCTCATCACCTGCTCGGCCAGATCGCCAACCTGTCTGCCGAGGCTCTGCTCGCCGCCGAGACGGCCCTGAGCCGGAAGGTCACCGAGTTCCAGTCCATCTTCGGAGAGAGCTGGGAGCGGGTCTTCCGCCTGGCTGCCGAGATGGAGGGCAACACCGCCGCGACGGAGGACTTCTCCGGCGAGGTTCAGTGGCGCGACATGGAGTCCCGCTCGCTCGCCCAGTCCGCTGATGCTCTCGGCAAGCTGGCTGACCAGCTCGGCATCCCGAAGCGTGGCCTGTGGAAGCGAGTGCCCGGCATCACCCAGACCGAGTACGAGGACTGGGAGCAGATGGCCGAAGAGGATGACTCTGTCGGCCAGCTCGCTTCCGCCCTCACCCGAGCGACGCCCGACACGGGCATCACCGCCTCGCCTGACAGTGAGGCGGTCGCCGCGTGACAAGCCCAGCCCGACAGGCTGAGGCTGATCGCGCTGCCATCGCGTTCCAGACGGCACTGACCCAGATCGGGGCAGGCACCGTCCAGGAGGCGCTTACGTTGTGGGAGGACGTCCCGGCTACAGCCAGGGCGTCCACCGCCTCCTCTTGGCTGAGGAGAGCCATCACGCTGGTGATGGGACGCAGGCGCCAGTCGCGAGACCTTGCCCGCGCTTACTACCGCCTCATCCGCGCTCTGCGGACGGGGAGCACGGTGGCTGATCCTTACCACCCCGAGCCCAGGTACGTGACTGTCACGACCCTGCGCGAGGAGTTCAACGCCTTGGTCGGAGGCGCTGAGCGCCCCCAGGAGGGGCGTGCAAGTGACGCCCCCACCAAGACCTCGGACTCCGCCTCGTCGGCCGCGACCGGCCAAGCTGGGGAAGCTGACGAGGCGGCCCTCACTGATCCCGACGCCGAGCATGAGGCGGAACTCGACCGCATCCTGGTCGAGGAGATCGAGGGCCTTCGCGATGCGGAGGAGAGGATCGAGCGCGAGGCGGAGCAGGAGCTCCGCACTGTGCTGGAAGCCCTCGGGCCCAACAACCTCCAGAAGAAGGTCGACAAGATCGACGGCGCCAGGAGCGCTGACGAGGTCGACGGCCTTCGCGAGGAAGCCCGCAGGCAGGCCGGCGCACAGCAGGCCGCAGCCGCAGAGCGCGTCGCCATGAACGGCGGACGTTCGACGGTCTGGAACCACATGCAGCGCGACAAGCGGGCCATCGGCTACATCAGACTCTCGCGTACCGGAACCCCTTGTGGGTGGTGCGCGATGCTCATCTCTCGCGGTCCTGTCTACCGCTCGCAGAACTCGGCTGAGTTCGCGGACGGCGACAAGTACCACGACAACTGCCACTGCTACGCGGAGCCTGTGTTCACGCGTGAGCAGTACAGCGGCTCGGCTACCTACGAGCTGAATCGCCGATACGAGGAGCTGTGGCCCAAGGTCACGCGCGGCCTCTCCGGCAAGGCGGCTGTGTCCGCCTGGCGCCGGTTCATCCGGCAAGAACAGCAGGCCGCAGCCCAGGAGGCTCGGCGATCCCCATCGAGCGTCCAGGAGGCGTGACAGTGCCCGAGCAGGAAACCCCCAGCACCGAAGAGACCACCGCGGAAGAGACCGTCGAGACGCCCCCGGAGGGCGAGACCCCCAAGGGCGACGAGACCCCCTCGACCGAGGAGAAGCCCGCAGAGGAGAGCGTTCCGTCCGACGTGCTTCGCAAGAAGCTGACCGACGCCAACGCCGAGGCGGCGAACTACCGCACCAAGCTCCGTGAGACGGAGGCCAAGCTCAGCTCGGCCAAGACCGTCGAGGAGTTCGAGGCGGCGACCGCCGAGCTCAAGGGCCAGATCGAATCGCTGGAGCGGAGCATCCTGCTCAACAACGTGGCCGCCAAGTACGAGCTTCCGCCCGTCCTCGCCAAGCGCCTCTCGGGCGCCACGGAGGCCGAGCTGGAGGCCGACGCGAAGGAGCTCCAGAAGCTCGTCGCGCCTGAGCAGCCGCAGTCCCTGTCCGGGGGCCTCACCCCCGAGGCGGACGGGGACGACTTCGACCCGGTCAAGGCCGCGCAGGAAGCGCGCCGTAGCCGTCGCTACTGACCACCTTCTGGCAAGTGTGCAACCTGCGCACGCCGACCTCCCCTACCGAACGGAGTACGTAACCCGTGGCTGAACACATCGTCGTCAAGCCCGAGAAGATCGCCGCAACCGCGGCGGTCGCTCTGGAGCAGGCCCTGGTCGTCCCCGCGCTCTTCCAGCGCGAGGGCATCGACCAGTTCAAGGGC